CCCCGGCTTTCGTCTAGCTACAAAAAAATCTCAAAGTAGTTAACACTTTTCTTGGTTAACACTTCGAGGGGTTAACACTTTGCTTGCTGTTAACAGTTGGAATATACTCACGGTTAACACGCAGTGATTGGAGAGCACCATGAGCAAGTTACAGATAGAATACATTTCAATTTTGCAAATTGCGCCATACGTGAAAAATGCGCGCACTCACTCTGAAGAGCAAATTTCGCAAATTGTCGAGAGCATCCGCGAGTTTGGTTTTACCAATCCGATTTTGATTGATCAGCACAATGAGTTGATCGCTGGTCATGGTCGTTTGGAAGCTGCAAAGATTGTCGGGCTAGAAACGGTCCCTGCGGTTCGCTTGTCAGATTTAACCGAGCAGCAAGTGAAAGCTCTGCGAATCGTAGACAATCAACTCGCACTTAACGCAGGTTGGGATCTTGATTTGCTGGCTGCTGAGATTGTCGAACTGGAAGCGGATGATTTTAATCTAGACCTCTTAGGTTTTGATGATGACTTTCTTGCCGGGCTGCTTCCTGATGAAATGGAAATCGATCCTGATCGCGACCAGACAGATCCCGAAATCAACGATGCTCAGGAAAAAGTTAGCATTATTCTTGCCCCTTATGAAATTAGCGTACAGCGCGCGGAGTGGGATAAGTGGGAAACTTCAATTCGTGCCAAAGTCGGGTTCGATAAATCAGACGTAATTTCTGAGATTAAAAAACGGCTCAAAATGTAAGGAGTCAACCAAATGTCACAACTACTTTCACAGCGTCAATTTGCAAAAGAGATCGGGCGATCCCACGTTTGGGTAAAGAAACTGGTCGATCAAGGCAAGATCCCAACGGTCGATGGCAAGATCCCACTCCAAGAAGGATTGAAAGCATACGAAGCAAGTCAGCAGCTTGGCTATGAATCCAACCGCGAGAACGCAGCAAAGCAGCGCACAAAAAATCCAGCCAAACAAAAGTCAGAGCCCAAGCCTAAAAAGCCAAAGGCCGAGCCAAAGCAAGAGCCCAAGTTTGATCTTCCAGACGATGATGAAATGTTGCCAGCCACTGGCATGGTCAGCGTTGATAAAGTCGCGCAGATGTTCAACCGGGCAAAACTGGCCGAAAAGACCTTTCAAGCCAAGCTAAAAGAGCTAGATTTCAAAGAAAAACAAGGAAATTTGCTACCAAAAGACGTGATCGAGGCTGATGCGGCAGCCACAGCAGAGGAATTGCGCGGCCTTTTATTCTCAATTTCTCATCGAATTGCACCGATTTGCGAGGGAAAACCAGCGCGAGAAATCGAAGTTATCATCGAAAACGCCATTAATGACGCTCTAAACGCGCTGAAAAAATCGCGCTTTGGAGGCGCTAAGGAATGAGAAATACCGTTTGGGGCGACAAATTTACACAAAAATTAAGGCCAAAATCACGGATTTCTGGATCTGATTGGGCCGATAAGTACCGTTATGTTGCCCCCGGAACATCGCCAGAGCCCGGACCGTGGCGAACAAGTCGCGTCCCTTACCTCAAAGAGCCTATGGATTGCTCTACCGATGGCGAAACCGAAGTCACGGTAATGATGTGCTCATCTCAGATCGGCAAATCTGAGTATGTTCTGAATATCATGGGCTACTACGCCGACCAAGAGCCAGCACCGCAGTTAATGCTTCAGCCAACGGTAGAAGCGGCGGAGGCATTCTCAAAAGAGCGTATCGATCCTACCTTCCGATATTCTTCAGGCTTAAAAAACAAGCTTGAAGAAGGTCAAGACGGTCGCGGATCAAGCCGAAAGTCATCAACAACGATCCGAATGAAGCACTACCCCGGCGGTTATCTGGCACTAGTGGGCGCAAACTCGCCCGCTGGTCTTGCCTCTCGCCCGATCAGGATAATACTGGCCGATGAGGTGGACCGCTACGGCTTCACAAAAGAGGGTGATCCGCTCAAGCTTGCCATTCAGCGTACAACCAACTTTCACAACAGGAAGATTTGCCTTGTATCAACGCCAACCATTTCGGGCCACAGCAAGATAGAAGAGTGGTGGCTGAAATCCGATCAGCGTTATTTCCACGTCCATTGTCCTCATTGCGGAGAGCTTCAGGTTCTAAAATGGGGACAGGTCAAGTGGAGAAAAGATCCGGAAGGCAAGCACATGCCAGAAACGGCATATTACGAGTGCGCATCGTGCAAAAGCGCGATCAAAGATAGCGATAAGTTTGACATGCTAACCTCTGGTACATGGATCAAGTCAAAACCAGAGGTGAAAGGCATTGCAGGTTTCCACGTCAACTCTCTATACTCTCCTTGGGTTAAATTTTCATCACTCGTAAAAGAGTGGGTTGATATTCAAAAATCCAAGGACAAAAAAGGGCTAATGGAGTTCATCAACTTGAAACTTGGCGAACCGTGGGAAGAAGATGATGACGACTTTGGATGGGATCACCTTCATAAAAACCGCCGTGAATACTACAACTGCGAAGTTCCAGAAGGCGCACTGCTGCTAACCGCAGGTGTGGACGTTCAGCACTCTTGGATCGAGTGTGAAGTCGTTGGCTGGGGATTGGGCAAAGAGTCGTGGGGCATCGAGCACAAGAAGTTCATGGGCGACCCAAAAGATAAAAAAGTGTGGGAAGATCTTGATCGCTACCTGTTAAAGCAGTGGGCATACGCAGACGGATCAAGAATAGAGCTTTCCGGAGCGTGTTTCGACTCCTCAGACGGTAACATGATGAACGAAGTCTACGCATTCACCAAGCCACGCGAGGCGCGTCGATTCTTCTCGATAAAAGGTAAAGGCGGATTCGAAACGCCATTCATCAATAAACCAACCAAGTCTAACATTTACGGGGCTTGGATGTTCAGCATAGGCGTGGATACAGGCAAGCGAAACATCTTTGCACGGCTGCGCATTGAAGATGAAGGCGCGGGTTACTGCCACTTTCCGCGCGAGGGCGACAAGGGCTATGATGAGGAATACTTCAAAGGCTTGCTGTCTGAAAAAGTGCAGTTCAAATACGTCAACGGACAAACCAAAACCGAATGGAAGAAAGTCTACGAACGAAACGAGCCGCTAGATTGCCGAAACTATGCCACGGCCAGCATGGAGATCCTGAACCCTAACTTTGAATACCTAGCGGAGCAAAAAGGAAAAGGCGTTGTGGCAAAATCGGTTCAGCCTGAGGTTAAGAAGAAAAAGCGGCGTGTAATCAGTAAAGGTATAAGCTAAAGGGGCTTTCGCCCCCTTAGTTTGATGGTTTTGTTTTGTCCATCATTTCTTTGCTGCACTTGCGCATGCGCTCCGCGCTTCGCTTCAAGCTATCAGCAGCGGCCTGAATCTGAATGGCCGCCTTTAAGTAGAACTCTGGAAGGTTATTAATTGTTGGTTTCATTTTGAATTCTTAGCAAGTTTTCTCTGCACTCAGTTAGTTGTCTTATCACTGCGTCTATCGACATTACGTTATCAAACGTTATGGCGACAAGTTCGCCTTGAAATTCTTTTGGCTGATTTTCTTGTGTGTACTCCACGCGCTCGAACGGTTTAACAAAGTCAGATCTATGAAAAAGGACTCCTACACTATCATCCCAAATAAGGGTGTTTACTCCGGTAAATCCATCACCCATAGCAACTGTTTTTGCTGTATACGAACTGTCATTGCCATTATAGATTACATCTTGAATAAAATATCTTTCAGTCATTGTTATTCTCCAAATTTACTTTCAATAAAATCGCACAGATCTTGATAATCAAGTGTGCAAGCTACCGGGTCGCGCTGATAAGCCAACGCAACTTTTGCCATATCTTCTTGGTTTGGCTTGATGCCCTCCATTAGTTTTGTGATCACCACCTTGATCTCTGCAAGCTGAACAGGGTCTTGTGCGTGAGAAATTGCTAGGTGAATTAGTGATTCGGTTGGTGTCATCATTGGTTTGCTTCCTGAATTGCTCAATGCTGTAAATATTAGCACCAATACGCAGGATTGCAATTATTTTTAGCATCAACAAAGCTAGCAAGCTCTAAAAGTGGTTAAAATCTTTACAAAGAAAAAATAAATGCAATAATCACTAAGGTCTGCGGTGAAAACCCTTAAGCGTTTCACAGTTAAAACTTGGCGTGGCGAAGTAACCGCAACTATCCGGAAATTCCGGTGAGTTCAATAAGAGGGTGATCTTTAATGTCTTGGACATTGCAAGAAGCAAAAGATATGTTGGCAACGTGGATTGAAGCAGAGAAAGCGGTCGCCACGGGTCAGTCTTACAAGATCGGAAGCCGAAGCCTTCAGCGTGCAAACCTATCAGAGATCCGCAAGCAAATTCAGTTCTGGCGCAATGAAATTACCAAGCTAGAAACGGGCAGAAAAGGCGCGCGAGTGATGCGAGCAGTACCGAGGGATCTATGAATATTCTAGACAAGTACATTGCATGGAAAGATCCAGAGCGAGCGTTGCGTCGAGAGGTTGCGCGAAAAAAGCTTGAGGTAATGAACTCCGGTTACTCTCGCCACGGCGCAAGCAAGCAGAAAAAATCACTCCTTGGCTGGATCAGTAAAGGCGCATCGCCAGACGAAGATATTGTCGAGAACGCGCCAACACTTCGCGACCGTTCACGCGATCTGTTCATGGGTACGCCAATTGCAACGGGCGCACTTAAAACCATTCGAACCAACGTTGTCGGCTCTGGCCTTCGCCTAAATTCCCACATCGATTACAAATACCTTGGGCTAACCAAAGAGCAAGCGGATGAGTGGGAGCAGAACACAGAGCGCGAGTTTCGTCTATGGGGTGATACTCAGCATTGTGATGCGGCGCGCATGTGTACTTTTGGCCAACTGCAAAGCCTTGCGTTGCTTTCCGCGCTTCACAGTGGTGATTGCTTTGCGGCCTTGCCAGTTAAACCAAGGAAAGGCAGTGTTTACGACCTGCGAATCAGCCTGATAGAGGCGGATCGAGTTTGCGACCCCGAACCAAAACCAGCAGGCAAAAACATTGTAGGCGGTGTGCAGGTTGATGAGTTTGGCGCGGCTGAATTCTTCTATATAGCTAAGCATCACCCCGGTTCGACAAAGATGGGGCAGAAAAAGGAATGGAAACCCGTTCCGGTGTTTGGCAGCGTCACTGGTCGCCGTCAAGTTCTGCACATTTGGCAAGATCTTGAGCGTCCGGGGCAGCGCCGCGCCGTCCCTTTACTATCTCCAGTGATTGAATCACTGAAGCAACTAGGCCGATACACAGAAGCTGAGCTCATGGCTGCGGTGATCAGCGGCATGTTTACCGTGTTTGTTAAGTCTGAAACACCACAAACACCGCTTGGTCAGATGATCGATACCGACGATAAAGTGACTGATGCCGATGATGACATTAGTTACGAGATGGGCAACGGCGCGATTGTTGGACTAGGCGAAGGTGAAAGCATTGAAACAGCCAACCCAGGCAGACCAAACACGGCGTTTGATGGATTTGTTATCGCAATTTGTCGCCAGATTGGTGCAGCGCTAGAAATTCCATTCGAGCTGTTGGTTAAGCACTTCACCGCCAGTTACTCAGCGAGCCGCGCCGCACTGCTTGAGGCGTGGAAAATGTTCCGCATGCGCCGCACTTGGCTGGTTCAAACTTTCTGCCAACCGATTTATGAAGAGTGGTTGGCAGAGGCTGTAGCAAAAGGCCGTATTGAAGCCCCCGGATTCTTTGAGGATGAAGCAGTGCGCGCAGCATGGTGTGGTGCAAAATGGCACGGCCCAACTCAAGGACAGCTCAACCCGAAAGATGAAGCGTATGCGGCTAAGATCCGAGTTGAGGAAGAATTCAGCACTCGCGAGCAAGAAGCGGCAGAAATGAACGGCTCAAGCTGGGACGAAATTCACGAGATCAGAGCGCGAGAAGAGCGCAAGCGCCGAGAAGATCAAACCATATTCGATTCGGCAGGCAATCCAGTATTAGCAGAATCGGAAACAACCGGAGATGAAATTAATGGGCAAGCCTAAGTTTTGGGAATTTAAAAACCTAGCGGAAAATCAAACGCCAGAGCTTTTGGTTTACGGCGAGATCTCAGAGTATTGGGGTGAGGTTGACAGCAAAAGCTTTGCTAAACAGCTTGGCGGAATTTCATCCTCAGAGATCAACGTTCGGATCAATAGTTACGGTGGCGAAGTGTTTACCGCTCAAGCTATTTACTCACTGCTGAAAAGCCATCCTGCAAGCATCAGTGTCTTTATTGATGGCATAGCAGCAAGTGCCGCAACCATTATCGCGATGGCTGGCGATAAGATCATCATGCCATCCAACGCCATGATGATGATCCACAATCCATTGACTGGCGTTTGGGGTAACTCTTCAGACCTTCGCGAAGTAGCCAATCTTCTTGATAAAGTTCGCGAAACCCTGCTTGCAACTTATCGAGCAAAAACAGGTTTGGACGATAAAAAGCTTATCGAGTTGCTGGATAACGAAACCTACATGACAGCCTCAGAAGCGTTAGAGCTTGGCTTTATTGATGAGGTTGATCAAAACATTAAGATTGCAGCCAGTCTAACTCGCAGTAAAATGGTTGTAAATAACCTAGAATTGAACCCTGAACGCTTTGCAAACATGCCAGATAACTGGTTAAATAAGCAAAGTTCTCAGGAACCAGTAAACAACCCGGCTACGCCGGATAATTCAAAAGTCGAAGGGGAAAAACCGATGAACCTTGAAGAGTTGAAGGCGAAGCACCCTGATCTGTACAACCAGATCAAGAATGAGGGCGTGAAAGCCGGGGAAGAGCAAGAACGCGCTCGAATCAAAAACATCGAAGATATGGCAATGCCCGGTTATGAACAACTGGTGAACAAAGCCAAGTTCGAAACGCCGATGGAAGCAAACGCGCTTGCGGTTGAGATCATCAAGGCGCAAAAAGAGAAAGGAAAGAATTTCCTCGCTCAGCGTCAGCAAGATTCTCAAGATCTTGCGGATATCCAAGATGGCGTTGAAGTTCCAAACACTGTTGCAACCACTGCAGAGCAGGACGCAGCAGAACTAAAACGCCTAGCGGCCATCGCAGCAAAAGCAGCGAACGGCAAGCGTAACATCAAATAGGGAGTGACTAGGTATGTCATTAGTAAAAACCACAGAAAGTTTTGAGCCAGACAACCTATTCGCTGGCTGGGTGCAGCCTGTTAATTCAGATTCTGGCATCGTCCTCACTGGCCAAGGTGTTTTGGTTCGCGGTACTGTCCTCGGCAAGATCACCGCAAGCAAAAAACTTAAGGTTGTTGATTCAGCTCAATCTGACGGTTCGCAGCTTGTTTATTGTGTTCTGGCGGAAGATGTTGATACAACCAGCGCAGACGCAGTAGCACCAATTTATCTCACTGGTGAGTTCAACAAGAACGAGCTTGTGTTTGGCGGCTCTGATGATGCTGCAACTCACGAAGTTCAAGCACGCAACATCGGCATCTTTTTTAAAGATGTTGTGTCTAAGTAATTAGGAAGGAGCTAATCAATGGCTATTGATATGTTTGACACGCGCACGATGATCCCGATGTTGCAAGAAATGAAGCCAGCAAATACTTTCTTGCTGGATCGCTACTTCGGCAACGTCCGCACGTTCGAAACCAAAAAAGTAGATATTGATATCTACGTAGGCAAGCGCCGCATTGCGCCGTTTGTGCACCCTAAGATCGGCGGTAAAACTGTTGAGCGCTTGGGCTACAAAACAGACAGCTTTGAGCCACCAATGGTCGGTCCACGCATGTTAACCACGGCAGAAGATCTGTTGAAACGCGCTCCGGGCGAAAGCATTTACAATGCAAAATCACCGGATGAACGCGCGGCTGAGCAAATCGGCATGGACTTGGCTGAGCTTGACGATATGATCACTCGCCGCGAAGAAGCGATGGCTGCTGAAGCTTTGTTTGCTGGTCAGGTAACTGTTGAAGGCGAAGGCTACAAGCTTGAAGTTGTGAAATACTGGCCGGGCGGCGGCGATGATCCATACCTAGCACTTGGTGCTGGTGATCGCTGGAATGAAGACACGGCGGACATTTCCAAAAACCTGCGTGATGCACGCTTGCGCGTCATTCAGCGCTCAGGCATCGCACCAACTGACGCGCTAATGGGCCGAGCTGCACTTGATGCCATGTTGAACAACGCTAACTTTACAGAAAAGTTAGACAAGCGCCGCATTGACATGGGTCAGATTGATCCGCAAATGCTGCCGAACGGTGTGACCTATTGGGGCTACCTTAAAGATTCAGGCCTTGATATCTGGACCTATGACGATTGGTACATCGATCCAGAAACTGGCACGGAAAAGCCTTTCGTACCTGAAAAGAAAGTGCTGATCGGTTCGCCAAACGTTCGCACCACTCGCGCTTATGGCGTGGTTGTCGATGTGGAAAAAGGTTCGTTTGCTCTGCCTCGCGTTCCGGTTTCTTACATCACTCGTGGTGAGCAAGAAGGCCGCATGGTTCAGGTTAAGTCCAAGCCGCTGCCAATCATTCACCAAGTTCATGGCTTTGAAGTGCTTGAGGTGATTGCATGATTATTAAGGCTGCAAAAACAAACACCACTTTCTTTGGTCAAGTTTTGCGCCTTGGTAAAGACTTTCTGGTTGTCGAAGATGACGACCAGAAAGGTCTTGAAGCAGCCAAAGCTGAAATTGAAGCAGGCAATTTGGTAGAAGCGACTGAAGAAGAAGTGAGTGAGGTCGAAGATTCTTTCGATCTTGAAAGCATGGACGAACTTCAGCTAAAAGAGCTTGCCAAGCAGCTAAAGATCAAAGGCTATTCAAGCATGAAGCGTGAAACACTGATCGCTGCAATTGAAGCCAACACCGAAGAGGCTGGTGAGTAATGAGCGCCTTCAAGGACGCAGTTGCTAACGATATTAAGGCCGTTTTCATTAACGGCCTTGAATTCGCCGACGAGCACACAATTAACGGACAAACCGTTACTTGTGTGGTTGACCGTGATGAAATTAAAGAGCGTGGAACACCAAGCGCATCAGAGTATGCAGAGGGTGTTTTCATTGAGCAGGTGATGATATTCGTGGCTAAAAATGATCTGCCAAGAGTGCCAGTTAAAGGCGAGCTTCTTCGCTTGGATGGTGAGCGCTATCTTGTCGATGAAGTGGCAGAAAACATGGGCATGCTTGAAATCACGATTCAGGACAACCAATCATAGAAAGGGGCTAGTTGATGGCGGCAGAATGGATAACCTTTGATGATTCCCAAAAGCAAAGAGCGGAGCTGCTTCTTGCTGGTATTCGCGACGGAGCAAGTAAAGCTGCCTCTCGCGCTATCAACCGAGCCATTCTTACAGCAAGATCAGAATCGATAAACAAGGCTCGCGAAGAGTACACGGTCAAAGCAAAAGACGTGCGGGAAACGCTAAAGATCAGTAAGGCAACACCAAGGCGACCAATCGCGGTTATTTCCTCACTGGGCGCGCCACTTCCGCTTTCTAGCTTTCAGGTATCACCCAAGACGGTAAACGGGAAGCGCCGGAGTGCCATTCGCGTTTCAGTAAAAAAAGGCGGTCGCCAGTCATTTGATCGCGCATTTATTGCAAGACCATCGGGTCAGATAGATGTTTATGAGCGAGCAGGAAAAAAGCGCCTGCCAATCCGTAAGTTGTTTGGTCCTTCTGTTCCGCAAATGGTCGGCAACCCGAAAGTCATTAGTCACATTGCTGACAAAGCAAGGGAAATGATGGACAAACGTCTTGATCACGAGATTGGTAGACTTTTGGATGGTGCGCGATGATTATCGAACTCGGACTATGCGAAGCGATTGAGGCTGATATTAAAAAAGCTACAGCGTCACTTTTACTAGAGTATGAGCAAAAGGGCAGTGATGGCGAGTTTTTAAGAAAGTCACCACAGGTTGTTAGCGGCTACCTACCGCCAAAGCGAGCAACAGAAGTGCCAGATTTTCCCTATGTTATCGTTCGCCCAATGAATGGCGTTACTGGTGAGGATGGCTACAGCGTTTGCAGTGTTAAGATCCTGATCGGCTGCTTTAGTGAAGAGGCGGACGGGTACAAAAACTGCTTTCTGGTATTGGATGAGATAAAGCGGTCATTTATGGAGCAAAGAACGCTCGCCAACAAGTACCGTTTTGAGCTACCATTTGACTGGACAATGTTTGACGATCAGCCCTACCCCGAATGGGTCCTTGAAGTAGAGTCGCGCTGGTCAGTGTACACCCCACAAGAAATTCCAGATAAAGGAGTGACCGGATATGACAACGAAGCGGACCTCTAAAGCTTCAGAAGAAAAACCAGCGGTTAAGCAGCGCCCGACAATCTATGTCGGTCCTAACCTTAACTCGCTATCAAAAAACAAGATCTTCAAGTGCGGTGAGCTGATGCCACACGTTCAACAACTTATTGATGAATGTCCGGCGATCAAGCAGCTTATTGTGCCTGTTACGGAACTTGGAGCAATCCAAGAGAAACTGAAAGAATCTTCAAGCGTTGAATCGAGTTTTTACAAAAAGGTCGAAAATCACTTTCGAAAAGGAGCTAAATAATGGCTTATCGTCACGGCGTTTATGTGTCGGAAGTTCCGACATCAATCCTGCCACCTGTGAACGTTAGCGCAGGCTTGCCCGTTGTATTCGGTTCAGCGCCTGTCAACCTGACTGAAGATCCGGCAGCTTACGTAAACAAACCCGTTTTGGTCTACAACTATTCCGAAGCGGTTCAGGCAATGGGCTTTGTGCCAGCAAACAAAACCACTGGTATTTTTGATTTCACCCTGTGTGAGTTCATCAAGTCACACTTTGCTCTGTTCGCTGTTGCGCCTGTTGTGCTTATCAACGTGCTTGATCCTACGGTTCACAAGACAGAAGTCGCGGCCGAAGCGGTAACGCTGGCTGATGGTAAGGCAACGCTGGTCAATATTGGCGTGCTTGCTGCAACGGTGGTGGTCAAATCTGAAGATGGTCAAACAACCTACGTTGCTGACACTGACTACACGGTGACTTACAACAACGATGGTCAGGCTATTGTCAACCGCTTATCAGGCGGCACCATTCCGGCTGCAAACTCTGCACTGAAAATTGATTACAGCTACGTTGATCCGTCGAAGGTTGATGCTGATGACATTATCGGCGGAGTTGATTCAGGCACTGGCAAGCTAACTGGTCTTGAACTGGTTGATGAGGTTTTCCCTCGCTTCCGCCTTGTGCCCGGTCAAGTCCTTGCGCCTAAGTTCAGCACGGATGCAACCGTTGCAGCAGTGATGAAAGCCAAAGTGAGCAACATCAACAAGCACTTTAAAGCTATGGCTCTCTCAGATATTCCAACTGATACCGTCACCAAATACTCAGACGCGCCAGCATGGAAAAACAACAACAATGTTGTCGATCCGTACCAGATCGTTTGTTACCCAATGCTCAAGTTTGGTGATGAAAAATATCACTTGTCTACGCAGCTTGCTGGCTTGATCTGTCAAATTGATGGTCAAAACTCAGACATTCCTTACAAGTCTCCAAGTAACCAAAGCCTGCAAACCACGGCTACTGTGCTGAAAGATGGATCAGAAGTTTGGCTGGCTCCAGATTCGGCGGCGTTCTTGAACGGTGAGGGCATTGTAACCGCACTTAACTTTATCGGCGGCTGGAAAGCTTGGGGTAACCGCACCGCGACTTATCCGGGTTCAACCGATCCAAAAGATGCGTTTATTCCTATCCGCCGTATGTTCAACTGGGTGGGCAACACGCTGACGCTGACTTTCTGGCAGCGCTTGGATTACCCGCTGAACCGCCGCCAGATCGACACGGTAGTAGATTCGGTCAACCTGTGGCTAAACGGCTTGGTCAGTCAGCAGTATTTGCTCGGCGCTCGCGTTGAGTTCTTGCCAGAAGAGAACCCGACAACGGATCTGCTTGATGGTATTGCGCGTTTCCACGTTTATTTAACGCCACCAAGTCCGAACCGCGAGATCGATTTCATTCTTGAGTATGATCCGTCATACCTTCAGTCACTATTTGGTTAAGGGAGTGATTATCAATGAGTAATCCAGTACCAGAGCGCCTGATTAACTTCCGTGTTTACGTTAACGGAAACAATCAGGCTGGCGTTGCAACCGTTGATCTTCCTGATCTGGAATTTATGACGGACACTGTGAGCGGTGCGGGTATTGCTGGCGAAGTAGATAGCCCCATTTTGGGCCATCTATCCAGCATGACAGCCACCGTTACTTGGCGAACCATTACCAGCTACGCGCTAAGCTTGACTGCGCCGAAGTCGCACAGCATTGATTTTCGCGGCTCGCAGCAGATTTATGATGCTGCCAGTGGTGAGCTGAAATCAAAGCCTGTTCGTGTTTCTGTAAAAGCAACACCGAAGCGCACCGGGCTTGGTTCGCTTGAGGTTGGCTCGACCACCGATAGCGAAAGTGAATTTGAAGTTACCTACCTGAAGTTGTGGATCGATGGCATTGAACGTGCCGAAATCGATAAATACAACTTCAAGTTTGTGATTGATGGTGTAGACTATCTGGCGAGCGTCCGTTCTGACCTCGGTATTTAGTGCAAATGCGGCCTGTAATGGGCCGCAAATTTAAACCGGAGAGCAACATGGTTGAAATTGAAAGTCAGAAGAAAATGGTCATCGAGTCGGTTAAGGCAATGATTGATAATTCAGATTTTAATTCTGACGAAAAAATTGTACTTCTTGCTGCAATTGCTGCCGCTGAGCTAGAAAGGCAAAACTTAACCGAGGTAAGATTCGCTTTTCAAAAATACGAAATTTATTTGAAAATTAAATTAGGAGAGCTAAACAATGCCTAAACACACACTTGCAAAAGAATTCAGCTTTGAAGATCAAAAGATCACTGAAATTAACCTTGATCTTGATTCGCTAACTGGTCGTGATATCAGTGAAGTTAAACGCCAATGGGCGGCAGAAGGTAACTTCTCACCCATGCCAAGCACTGACGTGGATTTCTGTGCAATGCTGGCTGCAAAAGCAAGCAATCTGCCTATCGAGCTGATTCAAGCTTTGCCAGCCAAGGAATACACAAAAATTGCACAGGCGGTTAGCAATTTTTTGAACGCATAGGTTTGAAGGTTGCCGATCCCTCTAAAGAAGTGAGATCGGCAGCATTAAACCTAGCTCGCGCAAGAACCTACACGCCGATCCCGTATTGGATGACGATGCCACTTGTAGAGCTGATTGATTTCCTAAGCGACATTCAAGAGGCAGAGCGCAAAAAGCCAAAATAGTAGGATGTGAATCAATGTCTCGGACTTATGAACTATCGTTTAAACTCGGCGCTCAAATGGCTGGCAACTTTGCTAAAACCATGTCGTCAGCGTCCGGGACATTAGCTTCTTTAAATAAGCAAATTTCCGGCATCAACAGCCAGCAAAAATCAATCCAATCCCTTCAGGAGTTGAGAAAAAAATCAGCTCAACTATCAGTTGATCTATCCAAGGCAAGAGAAAATACCGCTAGGCTAAGTTCAGAAATGAAAACTAGCCAGCAGCAAACTGATTCGCTTGGTAAGCAATATCGAAGCGCAGCGGGTAAGCTCGCCTATTTATCTGCTAAAATGGCTGAAACTGAAGAGCCAGCGGATGAGCTGAAAAATGCTTTTGCTCAAGCTCAATCCGAAGCTAAACGATTAGGATCTGAGTTTAAAAAATCCCAGTCAGAAACCAACAGGTTAAACCAAAGCTTCGAAAAATCGAGAAATCAAGCAGCCACATTAAAGCAACAGCATTCAGAAAATAGAATTGAGCTTCAGCGACTTAAGCAGTCAATGGGCGGCGCTAGCACATCAACTAAAGATCTGATAAGCCGACAGAATCAACTTGCGGCAGCAGCGGAAAAAGCTAGAGCGGCACAAGCAGCACTCAGCAAAACGATGGCGGCGCAAGATGCAAACATGGCTCAGCGCGGAGAGCTAAGAGGCCAGTTGTTTGATGCGGCTGGTTTGGCGGTTGCACTTGGCGCTCCGGTTAAGATCGCCGCTCAGTTTGAGCAGTCAATGGCGAAGGTCGGCGCTGTTTCTAATGCAACCGATGAGCAGCTTGCACAGTTAACAGCCACTGCAAGAAGCTTGGGCGCAACAACGTCATGGTCTGCAAGTCAGGCTGCTGAGGGCATGCAGTTCTTAGCAATGGCTGGCTTTAACACTCAGCAGACTATTGCGGCCATGCCCGGCATGCTGGATTTGGCGAGCGCTGGCGCGACTGATCTAGGAACCGCCGCAGACATTGCAAGTAACATCCTGACTGGTTTCAACCTCAAAGCGGAAGAAATGGGGCGCTTGGGTGACGTAATGGTGAACACCTTTACCACGTCAAACACAAACCTTTCCATGCTTGGCGAAACCATGAAGTATGTTGCGCCAGTGGCAGCAGCAACGGGCGTATCGCTTGAGCAAGCCGCAGCAATGGCGGCGAAATTAGGTGACGCAGGTATTCAAGGTAGTAACGCTGGTACCGCTTTGCGCGCTGTTATCAGTCGACTTTCCGCGCCAACCTCTGAGGCTTCAAAAGCTTTGCAAGCGCTTGGCATTCAAACGCAGGATGCAAACGGGAACCTTCGTGATGTGCCCACTATCTTGTCTGAAATGAATCAGGCAATGGCCTCCTTGGGTTCGGCGACTAAACAAGAAATGACTGCCGCGATCTTTGGACTTGAGGCCGCAAGCGGTGCAACTGTTCTGCTTGGTCAGGCGGGTAGCGGCCAGCTTCAGAAGTACACCGAAAGCCTTTACCAAACCGGATCAGCCTCTCGCGTTGCAGCAAAACAGAATGACACGGCAATGGGCGCAATGCGCAGGTTATCGAGCGCAGCGGAATCAATCGCGATCACAATGGGGAATATTCTTCTGCCAACGCTGGCCAGTGGCGCAGATAAGCTGGCAGGATTGGTGGCTATTGCAGATTCATTCTCGCAAAACTTCCCAACGGTGACCGCTGTGATTGTCGGCGGCACTGCAGCGTTGATCGCGCTTAAAATTGCCACCATTGCAGGCGGTTACGCTTTCACCTTTATGAAAGGCGCAGTGCTTCAAGTGGTTAAGATCGTGCAAATGGCTCGCACTGCTTGGTTGCTTTACACTGGCGCGATGGTTGCCAGCACTACAACAAGCAAAACGGCGATCATCGTTAGTAAGGCAATGGCCGCTGCACAATGGCTGGTTAATGCTGCAACGGCGGCTTTCCCAGGCACATGGATTGTTGCCGCGATTGTCGGCGTGATTGCTGCTGGTGTGGCACTGTATAAAAACTTGGATGTAGTCAGCGAGTACGGCGCAAAAGCATGGGCGGCGATCAAGAATTTTGGCGTGATTGCGCTGGACGGGCTAAAAACCGCAATCATTAACTTTACGCCCCTAGGCTGGTTTATGCAGGCTTTTGGGCTGGCTAATGGCTGGCTGTCAAACTTCAGCTTGTTTGAGTCAGGCAGCAAGATCATGCAAACGCTAGGTCAAGGTATTTTGTCCGCTGCAAGCTCTGTGATTAGCAGTGTTAAATCGGTATTCAGTAAAGTGCGCGAGTACCTGCCGTTTTCTGACGCAAAGGTAGGGCCATTCAGCGAGCTAACCAAATCCGGCGCGGCGATCATGGGCACGCTGGCCGATGGCGTTAACAGCACTAACGCGCTTGAATCCTCAATGAGCAATCAGCTTGGGTCAGCAGGGCGCGGTGGTATTAGCTCGCTCAATCAGAACATGGGGCGTTCTTCTGGCTCTAGCTCGAAAGGCGGTGATATTACTGTAACGATCTCCAACATCACGATTGGCGGAGACAGTCAGCTAAGTCAATCCGATGTAAGAAAAGGCGTTGCTCAAGGGTCGCAGGATATTGTAAAAGAGATCCAGCGAGCAATGAAAAGAGAGGAGCGCCTAAGTTATGGCTAAAACCTACACAACAGTGCAGGGCGACACTTGGGATATTATCAGCCTGAAAAGTTACGGCTCTGAGCTTTTTACTGACAAGCTGGTTTCTGCCAACCTAACGCACCGATCAGTAGGCATCTTTGGTTCTGGAACCGTGCTCAACATTCCGACCGTGACGGAAATCCAAAAGCAACAAACCAACCTGCCGCCTTGGAGACGCTAAATGACAAGCCTAGCGCCAAGAACGCACGTAAAAGTAGTTTATGAAGGCGTTGATATTTCCAAGGACGTCAGCAAGGATTTGCTTTCTATCTCTTATGTGGATAACGAGGGTGGAAAGGCTGACGATATCAGTCTTGTGCTTAAGAATGATCACGGCCTTTGGTCTGGGCCTTGGAAGCCAACAAAAGGCGATTCAATCAGCGCGACCATTATCACCGAGGACGATTCAGGCGTTAAGCGGCTGAACTGCGGAACCTGTCAGATTGATAAATTAAAGCTGGCTGGACCTCCTTCCACTTTCGAGATCGGCGGCGTGTCAGTTCCTTCGGTGACGACCATTCGCCGCACGCAAAAAAGCCGGGCTTGGGAAAATGTCCGCCTTTCTGAGATCTGCGCCGACATTGCAAAAAACGGTGAGCTTGAGCTTGTTTTTCAGCCTAATCCAGAGGGCGCGCCATTTGATAACCGCGATCCTTTGTATGACCGAAGAGATCAGCGAGATGAGAGCGATCTGGCTTTCCTTAATCGCCTTTGCACTGATGAGGGTTTTTCTCTCAAGGTTACCGATCAGCAGCTTGTGGTTTACGATCAGGAAATCATGTCTTATCAAGGTCCGGTTTTTACCTTTGTTCTGGGCACGGATTGGGTACTGAGCTATGACTTTGAAGAAGAGCTGATCGAAACATACAAAAAAGCCGTGGTTGAGTACAATGACCCAAGTGAGGGCGCACTCAATAAGTTCGAGTATGAAGATCCAAGCATTGAGCGCGGACAGACAGTTAAGATCGTGCGCCGCACTGAATCAATTGAAGAAGCGGAGCGCATCGCAAAGGCAGAGCTCAAGAAGCGAAATCGAAAGAAAGTCACTTGCAACCTAACGGTTGTCGGGCGCACAGATCTTGTCAGCGGCTCAACCGTTTATCTTTCTGGTTTTGGCGCTTTCGATGGCAAATATTACGTACAAAAAAGTGAGCACAGAGTGCAAAACGGTTATACTGTTTCACTAGAATTAACGTTTGTGGGTGGTTAGTGATGTTTGGACAAGGCGAGTATAAAGAGCTTTATTCCATCATTTCAAACATGATCCGTGTTGGCAAGGTTACCAGCCTTTTGCCGGATGGCGAGCGCGCTCGCGTGGTTTTCAGTGACCGAGATAACACAGAATCCTATGATCTCCAGGTGATGGTCAAGAACACCAAGCAGAACAAAGATTACTGGATGCCGGATGTTGATGAGGATGTGCTTTGCCTATTCCTGCCCATCGGCATTGAACAGGGCTTTATTCTTGGCAGTTTCTACACTCGCGCCAACGCACCAGAGGCCAACACTGAAAACGTAAGGCGTGTTAAATTCTCTGACGGAACGGTGATCGAGTATGATCGCGAAAGCCATCGATTGCTGGTAGACGTTAAAGGCGATATTGAACTATTAGCAACCGGAAACCTGACGGCCAACATTGAAGGCAGCGTGTCAATAACGGTTGGCGGTGAGCTTACTGCGGATGTGGCAGGAAATAGCACGATCACTACGCCACTGCTAACCGTAAACGGTGATATGCTCGTTGATGGCAGTGTGCAAGTAACCGGAAGCACCGAAACCGTAGGGCTTATTTCAACTGGCGGTTTACAGTCCAGCGGCGGAAGCGGCGCGAGCATTGAGGGCAATATGAGCGTAACCAATGGTGATGTGACTGCAGATAGTATTTCGCTCAAGCAGCACGATCACACAGACAGCTTGGGCGGCAAAACCAGCCCAGCACAGTAGGTGATTAAATGATCGGAACACTCGGTGATGTAGCGTTTGAGGTGAGCACGGATAAAGTGCTCACGTTTCAGTCCCTGCGAAGAGCAGGCAAAGCAAGATATCAAAAGCACGATGTGATCAGCACCAAACCTGTGTTAGAGTTTGTTGGCGATGATCTGGACGAAATACCATTAACGATTCGGCTTGATGCGACAAAAGGCGTTAATGTCATAGGTGAGATCACCAGATTGCGAGATTACAAGACGAACGGCGAGCGTTTAACGCTGATCATGGGTGGTAATGTGCTGGGTGATTTTGTAATTGAAAGCGCTGATGACACTTGGGAGCGCGTTACTAATCGCGGACAACCGATTGTTGCAAGCGTGAGCCTATCACTGATTGAGAGCGTGATTTAATGAGCACAGTTGAAATAGTACCTATTGAGCGCATCAACTTTGCACCTCAAACTGAGCGCGAAGAAATCATTCAGAACGTGGCGACCATACTTGCAACCGTCCGTTACTCAGTGCCGTATGATCGCGAGTTTGGCATAAACCCTGATTATCTCGACTCGCCAAGTTTAATGATTCGCTCTAAGCTGATTGCAGATGTAGTGGCGAAGATCAAGAAATACGAACCAAGGGCAAAAGTGGTTTCTGTCACGTTCAATGAGAATGCGATTGACGGGATCATCAAGCCGACTGTAAAGGTTGATATCGATGGCTAACACATTACCCGTATTACCAGATGTAACGTTTGTTGAAACCGATCCTCAGGCGATCATTAACGAGATCATCACTGGCTATGAGCAAGCAGCAGGTTACACGCTAGCTGATGGCGATCCGCGCCGCCTTTTTCTACTGACGATTGCTTACATCATCATCCAGCAGCGGCAGAAGATCGACGCATCAGGTAAAAACAACCTGCTTTACTATGCCGAGGATGATTACCTTGATCACCTTGGTTTAATGCGCGACACACCAAGAAATGAAGGTGAAGCCGCAGTCACCACAATTCGCTTTACACTCTCATCAACCAGACCTAACAACGTTGGCATTCCTCAAGGTACGCGAGTTACGGCTGATAATTTGATCTATTGGCAAACCACTCAGGCTGCAACTATCGTCACTGGTCAGTTGTTCGTTGACGTTCCAGTTCAGGCGTTAACCATTGGTGAGCTTGGTAACGGCATCGCCGTTGGTCAAATCAATCGACTGGTTGATCCTATTCCGTATGTTCAAAGTGTATCAAACACAGAAGTAACCGCAGGCGGTAAAGAGAAAGAGGATAACGAATCCTACCGAAACCGAATTTATGAAGCGCCAGCGGGTTTTTCTATCGCCGGACCGGAAAGCGCCTATAAGTTTTGGGCTAAGTCTGCCAATGCTTCTATCATTGACGTTGCGGCTATTAGCCCATCGCCGGGCGTGGTTGAGATCCGCCCACTTCTGGAAAATGGAGAGATCCCAAATCAGGCAATTCTCGATCAAGTTGAGGCGGCGGTTAATCCAAAAGACAAGCGTCCACTTACTGATCAGGTTCAGGTTTTCGCGCCGAACGTAGTTAACTACAACATCAATCTTACTTACTTCATTAGAGTTGATGACGGCCCTAGTGCATCGATGATTCAGAGCAAGGTCGATCAGGCTGTAGCAGATTATGCGCTGTGGCAAAAATCAAAGTTAGGCCGTGACATTAACCCTGATGAGTTGATCTATCGAATTAAGGCGGCAGGAGCAAAGCGTGCTGCGGTAATCACGCCCACTTTGCAGGCTGTGACTGAGACTGATGTTGCGGTGGCTGGCACGATCACGGTCAACTATGGCGGGTTAGAAGATGAGTAACAAAGAGCAAATCAAGATCATCGATATCACGCCGGAAAGCCTAAAGCAGGATGAGCAAATTCTTGCCATGTGCGAAGCGCTTCAGCCGCAAATGGATGATGTTGATAGCTCAATCCCGATCATCGAGATTTACTCACGCATTGATGAGCTGCCAGAGCCAATATTAAGAATGCTTGCAGTTGAAAACCGTGTTTTCCAAGATGAGTGGGAGCTTGCTTTAACCATTGAAGCAAAGCGAAATCTGGTGAAAAGCAGCTTCTTTTTGAACAAAACCAAAGGCACGCGAGCTTCTATTGAGCGAATATTTTCACTGTTAAACATCACAGCAAGCATTCAAGAATGGTTTGAGTACGGCGGCGATCCGTTTTGGTTTAAAGTTTCTATCTATGATATTGAAGGCCGTGGTTTAACAGAATCTGAGTTGCAGCAGGCGGTTAGGATGATCAACAGATACAAGCCGCTACGGTGCAGGCTGGATTCAATTGACGTAAGCGTAAAAGCTGAGGATGTTGTTGTAAATTTCGCAGCAGCCGTAAGCAGCTCTATGACCCTTGATGTTCTGCCAGAGTAAAAACAACACTTAAAGGAATTGATGTTTTGTTTTAAAATTAAGCATCAAACAGGAGAGATTCAATGGCTTCAATTTTAACTACCGTGGGGCGCAATAAGCTGGCTAGTGCAACGCCAGAGCAGCAACTCACTATCAGTCACATTGCGGTTGGTGATGGCAATGGCGATTTTCCACCGTTAAACCCTTCAATGACTTCATTGGTTAATGAGGTTTGGCGCGGAGCGGCATCACAACCAATTCGAACAGCCGATCTCGGAACGTTGATTTTTGAGGGGTTCATTCCCGGAAATATTGGCGGGTTTTTCATCCGAGAAATCGCGATTTTTGATAACACTGGCGCAATGATTGCCATCGGACAAACTTCAGTTGTTGAAAAACCTGATCCATCATCGGGTTCAGTTGTAACAATTGCCCCACGTCTGCACGTCAAATTAGATAATGCCGATCAGGTCGATCTTATCGTTCAGGATGTTCCATACATCGATCACGCAGGATTAAGCAACCGATCTGCCGCTGACTCTCACCCTGCAACTGCAATTAGCGTTGATGCGCTTCCGGCGATTGGGTTCAATAACCCAACAACGGTACAAGCTGCCTTGTCAGCGCTGAAATCAGCGGCCACAAAAGAAAGTCAGAGCTCAAAAACAGATGCAGCAGCAAACAAGCTAATGCTGACTGGGGCTTTTGGACTTGGCGGAGAGGCCATTGCAAGCTCTAACTGGAATAACATCACAGTAAGCGGCTTTTACACAAACTCAACCAGCAATCAGGCTGAATTGCCGATTGCTGCACTCCCTCTTTCTTTGATCCACATTCAGGCAGGAACCAACGCGACTCAGATTTGCGGACGAACAGCAAGTGATGAGCCGCAAATGTGGCGGAGATCAAAGCAAAACGGCACTTGGGGCGCTTGGGTTGAATTTGCCGATCAGCGCTATCGATTCATTTCAGATGCAAACCTTGCGGTAAAATCAGGCCTGTACAGCCTGCCGATTTCTGCTGGCGCGCTTAATGCCCCGGTTCCTAACGCAAGCGGCACTCTGCTGGTTATTCAAGGCGGATCTGGCGAAAACTTCGTTAGCCAGATGTGGACGCAATCAAGCGATCTCACTGCTGAGCGCGTTTTTGTCCGGCACAAAACCAGCAGTGGCTGGACGGATTGGGTTGAGGTTTATCACACCGGAAACTTGCCAGAAGTAACCCAAGGTGAGGCAGAGGGAACATCATCAGCTTTGCGTGCTTGGTCACCGCTTCGAGTTCGGCAGGCTATTGAAGCTTGGGCGCGGACTGTAAACGATGAAGTTGGTGTGGTTAAGTATTTTATTTCAACCGTTACCCCAACAGGCCGATACATTAAAGCCAACGGGGCCGCGGTAAGCCGAACTGCTTACGCTGATTTGTTTGCGAAGGTCGGCACGTTTTGGGGCGCTGGCGATGGCTCAACTACGTTCAACGTGCCAGATCTGCGCGGCGAGTTCATCCGCTCATGGGATGATGGGCGCGGCATTGATGCTGGACGTGCGTTTGGTTCAACGCAAAATGAGAATACGCCTAGCGATACAATGTACCGTATCAATAACATATCTCCGGCTTTTAGTTTTGCGAACGGCCCAATGGTTTCTGGGTCGCTCATTACTAACGCAACATTCAAACAAGCTAACACTGGTGATAATAGACCACGCAACGTAGCTTTAATCGCTTGGATTGGATACTAAGGAGAGCATTATGAAAATTTATCATTATCACCCGATCACAAAAGATCTTATTGGCACAGGGTTGGCAGACAAAGATCTTATGATTGAGGGCAACTGGCTTATCCCTGCTCACGCCACAGAGATCGAGCCGCCAGAGTTTTCAACTGGTGAAATCCCGGTTTTTATTGATGGACAGTGGTCAATCTCTATTGATAATCGAGGTGTTGAGTATTGGCTTCCGGATGGCAGCAAGCACAAGATCGATGATCTTGGCGTTTCAATACCAGAGGGTGCTTTGCTCGAAGAACCTGAGCCCGAACCGCCAACGCCTGAAGTTCTAATGCAAAAAGCAGAGCTTGCGCGAACAATGGCCTACGCAGATTCAATTACTGGCAGCGACAAGTATTTTGCTGAGGCAATGCGCAAGCGTGCCGCTGGCGATGAACAAGGAGCCATTGAGGCTGAGCAGATTGGTTTGCAACGAGTGCTAGAAATCAAAGAACAATACCCGCTGCCGAGCTAAAATGAATGTATAACAAAAAATAACGTCAAAAGGCTGGTTATGGAGGAATTCTCAAAGGCTGTGTATTACTATCGAGAGCATATAAAGATTATCCTTCAGTTTTGCTTTTTGATAGTAATGATCATCGGGTTAAAGGTAGGAATTAACAATGCGCGAAAGTACAACACTAAGCACAAATGCCCAGAATGTGGCGGGCGGTTCAGCGTTCACGTCAGGTACGATAGCGGTATTCGTGGAGGCGAACGGACAAATGATTTCACTGACGATAGCCGTGTTAACATTCATCGTATTTCTAGCGTCAACAATCTGGAGTTCGGTGCAGAATCGAAAACGGATGAAACAGGACGTCATTGACGACCTGATCATGGAGGCGCGTCTTTCTGGCGCACCTCAATCTGAGATCGAAAGAATTCGAGATCTTGCTAAGAAAATTTAAGGAGCTGATTGCATGTCAATCATCGTAGTTTTAGACGCTGGCCACGGCGGTAACGATCCGGGCGCGGTTGGCAACGGATTGCAAGAAAAAAATATCGTTCTTTACGTTGTGAAAAAGGTTGAGCAAATTCTTTCTGATCAATATGCGGGTGTTAAGTGCATGCTGACGAGAAAGGGGGATGAATTTGTTTCACTCTCAAACCGAACTAAGCGAGCCAACAACTGGAAGGCTGACTGCTTTGTTTCCGTTCATGTCAATTCAGCTTCTGGCGATCTGGCTAACGGGTATGAGTCTTTTATTTACACGTCTGACAATGAGCAAAGCAAATCACACGCGCTTCAAAAGCAGTTAGATTCACGCCTTTCAGCACTTTGGACAGCCAATGGACGAAAAAACAGAGGCAGCAAGAAAGCAAACTATCATGTTCTGCGAGAATTCAAAGGCGCTTCGGTTCTGGTTGAGCTTGGATTTATCAGCAACGCTAAGGACTCTGAACTTTTGAAGCAAGAAGATTTTCTTGATAAGAACGCAGAGCTGATCGCCAATGGCATTGCCTCTTATTTTTGGCTGGTCAAGCAGCCTGTTTATCGCGTGATCGTTGACAGCTCTCAAGTTGGCGCGTACTCTGATCCTGATAATGTTGCTCAGTCGGTTTTAAAAGCAGTTGAATCCGGCAAGCAATCTATCAACCTTGAACTTGTTAAATAACCAAAGGGGGCAACCATAATGGATCAATCCATTTTAGAAAACATGCTGCTGATCTTGCAGTGGGCGCTAACCATCGTTGGTGCGGCCTCTGCAATTGTGGCGGCGCTGATCCCTATCGCTAAGCTGACGCCAACGCAAAAGGATGATCTCTACTTATCCAAAGCTCAAAAGGCGCTGGTTTGGATTATCTCAATCTTGGATCGCTTGGCGATTAACCCAGATCAGTCCAAAGCACGAAGGCCAAAATAATGTTTAGGCTGCTAACGGCCTTTTTCGAGCTGCTTGGTTTAATCATTAAGTCAGAGCAAAAGCGAGAAAGAGAAAGAGATCAGGAAGCTCATCAAGAAAAAGTTGATGAAGCCAGAGAAGATCCGGCAGCGGCTTTTGATGAGCACTTTAACCACAAAAAGAAAGGCGATCATTGATCGCCTTTTTACTATTCCCAAATGTCTGCCGGAACTTCAAACCACTTGAGATAGATTAACCTTTCGACTGAGTGTTGTTCGGGTTAGAGAAGTGCAGCAAAAACTCATCGTTTGGCGGCAGAACTTTAAGATCGTCCGCATCGCCGTAAACCGCGCCACTTGCATTTGATCCAGAGCCAGCTTGACCGGGCACAATGTCAATATCAGCAAGCTCACCAAGCGAGGTCTGTGTGCATTGTCGGAATGTGTTTTTAGACGGGGTTTGATTCATTGCGTTCAGTGGTCTGATCGGGATAGGAGCGCCAGTGTAACCAGTGATGGTTGCGCCAGTTCTGACCTCATAGCGGATCATGGGCTGATCGGTGATTAACAGTCGGCTGTAAAGCCCCACCGCATACTCACCATTTTTGATTGATAAATCAAAAGTTCCATTGGCTGGAATAATGATCTCCTTAAATGTTCGATAGGCTTGTCCGTTATCGACCATTCTTTGCACAAGCGTTAGCTTTGCTTCATAATTTAAACCTGGCATAAAACACCTTTGGGCTGAACATGAAAAAAATACTTATCTTGATATTAGCATTGTTTGTTATTCAAGGCTGCGCTTTAACTAGCGCTTATGAAGAAATGCCAACGCTGCCAACCAAACCAGAACTGCCGAGCCTGCAAAGAACGCCGGATGGCGGGATCATGCTTGATAAGCGCGATGCTGGTGAGCTTATGCGTTACATCTTGGATCTTGAGCGTGGTTATAAATAGTGCTATGTTTCAAATTCAATTCGGACTTGAGACCTCTTGAATTGGCACTTCATTTATAGAACCAAAACCCAACGTTGGCGCGTTGGTTTTTTTATTTACAGTTACATATGAGTTACACACTATGATTTACAGTGTAAATTAACGGCGGCCTGATGCGGTTTACACTGTAAATTAAACTAAAGAGGCAGGTTAGTTGAATGCAATTCAATGTAATCAATAAACAAGCCAAAACCCGCGCAGTGGTAGTATTTTACGCCTTACGTTATCTGCCTTAATGATGTATAATTTAGCATATAAATGTAACACACAGTTACACATAAGTTACACGAAAGGTGTGGTTATTTTATGGCTAAAGACATACCAAGCAAGAAATACAAAGGTGTTTATTATCGAGAGCTGCAAGGTGGTGATCGGTCGTACTTTCTGATCTTGCGCATCGATGGCAAGCAGAAGCGGATCAAGATAGGCAAAAAATCAGAAGGCATAACAGAGGCTTTTTGTTATCAGCAAAAAGTTCACATCATAAACTCGGATCGCTTTGGTGAAGATCAGGCGGCAATACTGCAAAAAACCAAAAAGAAAGATCCTACCTTCCTTGAAATTGCGCAGGACTACTCAAAGCACGGAAGCGCACGCGACAACACAAAGCGCTTAATTCTCTATCTGGCTAACATGGTGCCGTTTAAAGATCAGCGAAAAGTCACTGAGCGTGATGTGACGCAGTGGCTAACTGAGTACCGAAAGCAAGTTAAGCCCGGCACGATAAACAACAAGATCAACCTGCTCAGGATTGTGTTTAAGCACGGCATTGATCAGAAGCTTTATCGATTCGATAACCCAATGACCAACATTCAGAAAACCAAGGTGGATGACAAGCGCCTGCGCTGGTTAAGCAAGGATGAAATAGACCTGCTTTTGAGTGAGCTCAAAGACAAACCAAACCTTTACCTGTTCACAAAGCTTGCGTTGGTAACTGGCGGCAGGATTAGCACATTGGTGCGAATTCATAAGCGCGATATCAGAGGCGACCAGATCAAGCTTTATAACGTAAAGACCGGGCGCAATTACATTGGTTTTCTCGATAAAGAAACTCAGGAGCTGTTAGAGAGCAGAACTGGCTATGTTTTATCTTGGGGGTCGCCTGACGAAATGCCAGACGTTCAGCAATATCAGTGGCGAATGCTGCGCGTACTCAACAAGTTGTTCAATGAAGGCGTGACAGAAGCAGCGGATCGCGTTGTTGTCCACACGCTGCGCCACACAGCGGCCAGCTTGCTTGTCCAGAACAAAACACCATTGCACATAGTGCAGAAGGTTCTCGATCACCAGTCTATACGCTCAACTGAGCGCTATGCCAAGTTGCATCAGGACAACATAAAAACAGAGCTCGATCGGCTTTGGTCAAATTAATGCTAAAAAATGTTGCACTCTTAATTTAATGGTGCTATTTTTTACAGCATAAAAACAACGGAGAGCAACTAATGAAAAAAGTATTGGACGCTTGTTGCGGTTCAAAAATGTTTTGGTTTGATGAAAACAACCCACTAACCATTTATCAAGACAAGCGAGAGTTAAACACTAACCTTTGTGATGTCCGTCAACTTATTGTAAAGCCAGATGTAATTGGTGATTTTACAAATATGGATTGGTCTGATGGAAGATTTAAAGTTGTTGTTTTAGATCCTCCACATTTTTCAGTTGGCGGTGATAATGGTTGGCAGGTTTTGAAATACGGCAGACTCCCCAAAGACTGGCAGGAATACATAGCTGCGATGTTTAAAGAGTGTTTCCGTGTTCTTGAGGATGACGGGGTATTAGTTTTTAAATGGAACGAGACTCAGATAAAAGTAAGTGAGATTTTGGCTCTGAGCGAATTTAAGCCAATGTTAGGTAACAAGCGCGCAGGTAAAAGCGCAGATACACACTGGATTCTGTTTATGAAAAACAATCTGATGAAGCAATCAATGGAGAGCAAGCCATTATGATGACACTAGATAAGTTTTACGAAAACATTTCAGAAAGCGACAAGGATTGGCTTAATAGCTATCGACTTGACTGGATGAGCGATGATCAGTGGTTGCTTTATCTGTTTCTTAACCGATTCTTCAAAGGTTTCCATCACATCCCACGAGAGCCAAAGCCTATTGGCCGTGGAATAGAGATCAACTTCAAACCTCATTGCATGGCAAACTTTGATTACGACGACTTAACAAAGCTAGTCATCATGTCGCATAACTGGGGCGTGAGAGTTGAAATCAAAGGAAGCGGATTCGGCATGATTAAGCTTAGATTATGGAAGCGTCACTCAAGAGAAGGTGATATGTGCGAAAGAATCCCAACCATCGATCAAATGGTTGATAAATACAAAGATTTTTAACCGGAGAGCAACTTATGAGATTCAAACTCGAATCGATCAGATCAAGTTGGAAAATGGCTAAGGCTATCAGCGAGCCAAAGCCTCACCATAATAAAAATCCGGGTAAGGAGGATGTTTTATCCGCGCTTAAGTCAGCGCCGTATGGAATAACCATTCGGGATCTGATGAAGAAAACCGGATTTGTGAAAGGCAAGGTTTATCGGTGCATCAATGAACTTGTTGATCATGGTGTCGTTATCCAGAAAAAAAGAGTCGGAACCAGTCTTTTTTACTTTTACATAGAGTGAGCATAACCATGTTAAGAAAAATAAAAGTTTTATGGTCAAAGCTGATATTAAAGCCTTATCTAAAGTACGAGGTTCGCTGCGCAGAAAATGACATTGCTGACCTAAAGCAATTCGTTAATGGCTGCAATGTTGCCACCTATGAGCCTCTGGCTTGCAGAAGAATGAAAGCTGATGCTCAGATACAGATCAAACAGATAAGAAGAACCATAGAAAAGCTAAATCATAAGCTGAACGAAATAAGCCTCATGTGAGGCTTATTTATTTTTGTATTTTTTGTGACGGCGTATAAAACGCCACAATGCGCTGGCGTATATTGTCGGATTGATCCTATCTGAGTATATTTAAATTTATGGAGGTGGTGCCGTTGAGAGAATATCTTACAACTGCAGAAGCTGCCGCTTACACCGGGATTAGTGCATCTAAACTTTCTAAACTCAGGCAGCTTGGAACAGGTTCAAAATACATTCGAATAGGTGATTCAAAAACCAAGGCGGTGATCCGCTATAAGCGATCCGATCTTGATGAATGGTTAGAGAATAACAGAATCCAGACTGTCGGGGGTGCATGATGATTGAAAACCAGAATGGCTTTAAAGCTTGCACGCATAGAATCAAGGTTAACTCAAAAACAATTAGCCGATAAAATCGGCGTTACACAGCAAACGATAGCAAAGTGGGAGCTTGGCGTGAGCACTCCAAACCACTTTAAACACATGAGGGCCATAGAGCGCGAGCTTAACAGGCCGATAGATAAGCTGTTCTCGGATCTTTTCTGTGATCGAAAGCCGACTGCATAGCGGCATTTCATTGCAATCATGCATTTATTTATCTATTATCACTAGGCCGACGAGTTTAGCGACAAAGCGGCAAAAAACCTCAGCTAGTAAATTCACTATGGGCGAAACGTTAGGCTGATTACTAGCAGCCTTCGCTAAACGGAGTAGCCCTCCATCTCAAAGAGGTGATGGTCATGTCAAACTTAATACCTTTCAGTTTTAACAACTCTCAAATTCGCGTAATCGAAAAGTCTGGAGAGCCTTGGTTCATTGCTAAGGATGTTGCTGATATTCTTGGTTACGTAAACACATCAAAAGCAGTTAACACTCACTGCAAAAACGTGGAAACCTGTCCTACCGAAATGGGAGGTCAGGTAAGAAGAGTTCAGATTATCTCTGAGCGTGATGTTTACCGTCTGGTGATGCGCTCAACTCTTCCAGAAGCGGAAAAATTTGAAGAATGGGTAGTAGGCGAAGTTCTTCCATCAATCCGAAAAACTGGCGCTTATTCAATTCAAGATCGCAGCATTCCAAACTTCAACAATCCCGCCGAAGCAGCGCGCGCATGGGCTGACGAGTACGAAAAGAACCTTATTGCACAACAAAAACTAGAAGAAGCAGATCGCGAGGTTCAAAGATTGCAAGGCGTTTGCAACACTATCGCCGCTCAGTTCTTGCCGGGTATGACTCCATCCGCTTTCTGTCGCCAGTTGAATGGCGTTAATGTTCAGCAGGTGCAAAACCATTTGGTTAGCAAAGGCATGCTGATCCGAGATAAGCGCGGTTTTAAATCGGCCTCTTACTATCGTGACAACTGGTTTGCTGAAAAGCAGCAGGAGCCTGCAGAAGGCGTTATCACTCACAAAGTGGTACTGACCAAGAAAGGCGCGATGAACCTTTACAAGCTGTATCTGAAAGGCGATTTACCAATGAAAGCTAATTGGGACGGCAAAAAGACACATTGTTTATTTGAAGAAGCTGAAAACAACAAGTAAGGAGAGCAAACTTATGTATTTTTCAGTTGCATTGGATCGCCCGATAGCGTTCCAAAGAGCATTTATATCCATCGGCGCAGGCGTAACAGGCGCTTTGATGCTGTCACAGGCTGTTTACTGGTCAACTCGTACATCAGAAAGTGACGGTTGGTTTTATAAAACTCAGTCCGAATGGGAAGCTGAGATCGGCCTAACTCGATACGAGCAAGAAGGCGCTCGCAAGAAGCTGAAAGCAATGGGTGTTCTTGAAGAAATGAAGCGCGGCGTACCTTGCAAAACGTACTATCGCGTTAACTTTTCAGTGTTGGATAATCTCTTAATCCAGTATGCGGAAAACCAACAAACTAGATCGCAGAAAAGTAGCAAGCCGTGCAGTGGAAATTCCACAGGCTGTGCAGTGGAAAACCAGCAATCTATTACAGAGACTACACAGAGATTACCAGAGACTACTACAGATATTCTTGCCGCAAGCGCCGAGAGCCGAGCAGGTGATCAATCGTATTCTGCACCTACTAAGAAAAAATCATCAAACAAAGTCTCTATGCCTGAAGATTTCAAACCAACGGCTCAGCACTACGAGTTAGCGAAGAAAAACGGCGTTAATCTGGATCATGAGTTTGAGCAGTTCAAGGACCATCACGCCGCCAAGCAATCCAAGTTTGCCGACTGGCACGCCGCGCTAAGAACTTGGATACGCAACGCTGCCAAGTTCTCAAAGCCAAAGAATGCAACTAAGCGAGCGGGTTACATAAACCAAGATTACAGCCAAGTTAACTACTATGAAGGAGTTGATGAAGATGGTCGCTTCTAACGTGCGTGCGCTTTTTTCTGGCCCTAAAGAGTTAAAGCTGTGCGCTACTCACGGAGATTACGAATCGACACTGATCAAGCTTGCTGGTCGTGAGCGTTGGTCTGACTGCCCTAGTTGTGCGCGAGAAAAGATCGAGCAGGAAGATCAGCGCTTGCGTGAAGAAGCGATCCGAGCTCAGGAGCAAGCTAAAGCTCGGCAGCTTTTCGGACGCGCCGCGATACCAAAGCGCTTCCTTACTCGCACGCTGGATAATTACACGGCAAATGGCGAGGGTGAGAAAAGAGCCCTAAGCGCTGTGACTCGATACGTTGAAAATTGGCAGCAGAACAAGGAAAACGGCGCAAGCCTAATTTTTACGGGCAATCCCGGAACGGGCAAAACCCACTTAGCCGTGGGTATCGCTCGCAAGATCATGGAAAGCTCAGGCACAGCGATGTACACACGGGTTACTGAGATCGCGCAGTCGATAAAAGAGACTTACAGCGGCAATGGGAAAACAGAGCGTCAGGTCATCCGCAGTTTTGCAAACCCTGATCTGCTAATTATCGATGAGGTTGGTCGCCAGTTTGGAACGGACGCTGAGAAAATGTATCTGTTTGAAGTTATCAATGCTCGATACGAAGAATGCAAGCCTACCATCTTGATATCCAACCTGAATATTAACCAGCTCAAGGACTACATTGATCCAGCGGCAATGGATCGCCTGCGCGAAGGCGGCGGCCGCATGGTTGTGTTTGATTGGGATTCTAGCCGCGGGGAAATTTAATGCGTTGCATTGAGGCAAAGATCAGCCGGGCCGTGATTGATCGAAATCGCGGCAAGGAAGTTAAGCAAATCACCGATCCAAAATATCCGGTTAAGTTCCGCTATCGTGCGGAACGAACCAAAGGATCTTGGTTTGTGGTTAAGTACCAAGGCGGCAAGGCAGTATGGCGAAAGGTTGGCGGTTATCCAGAAATAACGCCGGACAAGCTTTTTGATCGACTGCCGGAAATTATGATCGCCTTGGGGATCAATGCTGATTCGCCAGAGGTGAGCGTGAGTAGCTTTGATGCGGTCACCGATGTGATCGATTGGTATGTTGATTCGTGCCTGATTAATCGCAACCTAAGCAAGAGTCGCAAGGCAACGATAAAGTGCGTTGCTAAGCAGTTAAAAATTCAGTTCGCATTCTGTCAGCTTGGCGATCTTTGCCCCTCTCAGGTTGACCAGTTGGTTATTAACAACATGCAGGAGGCTGGCTACTCAACGGCCTACATTCGCCAAACTTACGATCTGTTGAGATTGGCATTTCAAAAGGCGCACAAGCTGAAGAAGATAACGGTTAACCCGATTGCTGGTTACAAGTTCTCTGATTCAGTGGGCACCAAGATCAAGCCAAAGCCAAGCCGACTGCACAAGCATCACTTACCATCCCTATTTGAGCAGCTAAAACACTCAGATACAGAAAAACAAATGCTCGCGGTGATCATGCTGCTGACGGGTACGCGAATTGGTGAAACCAGAATGGCGCGATGGGATCATATCGACTGGGGAGATCATATCTTGATTATTCCAGAAGAAAACGCCAAGAACGGCGATCTTCACCGCATACCACTCACCAAAACAATGGTGGCGATATTAAAGCGCTACCGTGCCGCTCAAGAGTATGACGGCTACAAAGGCATTTACCTTTTCCCGAACGGAAGAGGGCGCAACATTAGCGGCAGCAAGGCAAGTGAATACATTCGTGATATCAGCGGATGCGCTTGGTCAGCTCATGATTTGCGCAAGCTGGCCAGTTCTATTTGGGCTGATCTGGATATTGATTATTTTGTTGCTCAGCGATTGCTTAATCACAGGATGAACAAGCTAGATCAGACTTACATTCACTCGCACACCGAAAACCGCAAGCGAATGGCGTTAGAAAAGTATCACGAATGGCTGAGAAATCACGGTCTGGCGAAAATTTTACAGGATATATGATAAAAAATATTGCATTAGTTTTTAATCGGTGCTAATTTTTACAGCAGTTAAACGGCAATAACGCCAGAACAAACGGAGAGCATCCATGTTTAACAACTTCAAAAATTTAATGGTTTACCGTGTCAATCGAGATTTGGTTATCGATGACCAAAAGCTTGAGTCTCAACTTGCAGAGTTCGCTTTTACTCCATGCTCAGATATGGATAAAGCAAAGTTTGGTTGGGTTCCGTCGCTTGGAAAACACGGTGAGTTATTCTCTCACGTAAGTGATGATTCCATTCTTATCACCGCTCGCCGCGAGGAAAAGGTTATTCCTTCATCGGCAATCAAGGATACTTTGCAATCAAAGGTTAATCAGATTGAGTCTGAGCAAGGGCGACCACTGAATAAAAAGGAAAAAGACGCCCTAAAAGAAGATGTTGTTATTGATCTTCTTCCTCGCGCATTTAGTCGAAATACGCACACCAGTGTTTTGATCTTAAAGTCTCTTGGCTTGCTGGTTGTTGGCGCAAGCTCTTGGAAAAAAGCTGAAGATGTTCTTGCTCTTCTTCGCAAGACAATGGGTAGCCTTCCTATTGTTCCTGCAGTGCCAAAAGTGGCTATTGAAACCACTTTAACCGAATGGGTTAAAACCTCAAATGTCCCATCAGGCTTTTCGATGCTGGATAGTGGAGAGCTTAAATCTGTTCTTGAGCATGGTGGTGTTGTTCGTGCTAAAAATCAGGAAATGACCAGCGAAGAAATTTTGAATCACATCGCGGCTGATAAGATGGTTACCAAGCTTGAGCTCGATTGGCAAGAACGAATTGAATTTACGCTGTGTGATGATGGTTCGATCAAAAAAGTTAAGTTCTCGGATGAACTAAAAGATCTTAATGATGACCTTCCGCGAGAAGATCACGCTGCGCGGCTTGATGCTGATTTCTGTTTACTTTGCGGTGAGCTTGAGTCATTCATTCCAGATGTTTACAAACAACTTGGCGGTTTTGACGAATAACAATCAAGGCCGGATTCGTCCGGCCAAGCATAAGGAATTCATGATGAAAAAGTTAATTACTTTCTGCGCAGTTGCACTCGCATTGGTTGGGTGCGACGAGCAAGAGCAAAACAATCAGCCGAAGACTTTGGTTGAGGGCTACTGGTTCTGCCTTGACCGTCAATCTTGGGACATGCTTAACGATGCGCTTGTTACCAGTGATTCAAAGATGATCGGATTTCTTGAGAGCTCGCAATACTGCGGCGTTTTAAAAGGCGGTCTTGAGTACACGATTATTGATCGTTCATTCGGCGGTACAGCCACGGTACGTGTTTGGTCTGGCGATCAATACTTTGATATTTACACAAACAACGAAGCTACGCGCTAGGGGTTTTTTATGAGGCTTGCAAAAGCACTGAGAATTATAACTCAGTTAGATTGTGAACTTTTAATTCCAGTAAAGATTGGGTTTTTCGTAATGGTTCGGCCTTCAGCGGAGAATTATGCGAGTCTTTCAATAAGCTCGCATATTGCAGAGAAATACGGAGTTTCTGACCTTTGCTTAAATTATGAGGCTAACGTTGTTGAAGTTGACTTCACTGGAAGTAAGAAGCAGATAAAAACAATCCAGCCAAATTGGCTTCAATGGTCAGTAAGTGAATCTGACTTTTTAAAAACAAATTTCATGTTGAACTAAGGAAAAATCATGACTAAACGAGAGCAACCAGAAGTAACCAAGATTGCGGTGGTTGATATTGAAACGCTAGGCAAAGGTGCAGGCGCAAAAATCGCCTCAATTGGCTGTGCAATTCTTGATGTTAAAACACTTCAAATTGGCAAGACTTTTTACGAAGTGATCGAGACAAAAGATCAGCACGCGCGCTACGCTGAGGCTGACACTGTTGAATTTTGGTTAACTCAAGCTGTTGAGTCACCAGATGCCTTTAATGAGCTGTTCACGAAAAGCAGCAAGCCAAAGGTTTCACTAGAAAGCGCATTGAAAGATCTTTCTGCTTGGCTAAAGTCTGAGTTTAATGGCGAGCCGATCAATATGTTTGGCAATGGTTCTGAGTTTGACAACGTGATTCTTAATGATGCGTATGAGCAGCTAGGGATCGATTTGCCTTGGAGCTACTGGTGCAATCAAAGCGTGCGCACAATGTTGTTAATGTACCGATTGGTCAATGGAAATCAGCAGCCAGATATCAAGTTTGAAGTTGTTAAGCATCACGCGCTATTTGATGCGATGCACGAAGCAAAGATCATCGCAGAAACCTTGCGCTTTGTTCGTGATGGTATTGAATCGGTAAAAATGAAAGATGTTATTGGTGATCTTTCTCATAAATTGACAATGTACCAACATGCCATTCGGCAGATAGCAAATCACGTTGGTGCAAAGCATATCCATCAGATTCATGTTGATGACAGTGAAAAGCATGGCTATAGCCAAGCCGCGGCAGAGATCATCAGAAAGATTGACGCCATTAAAGGTCATTTTATTGGAATTAGTCCGGTGCTTGGCGATATTTATTGCGAAAAAACTCCTAGCATCATTAAACCTGTTTTGGGTGAAAACGTGTCAGTTACTGTCAGCCTTTCTTCTGAGAGCGGCAAAGACAATACCAAGATGAACGTATAGGTATAAATACCGCAAAGCCTTTTTCTGATTGGCTTGCGGCTTGTTTATCGGATTCATCTTATAGGAGAGTGCAATGCAAAAATTTGTTGAAGAGTGGATTGAAAAAAATAAAAACCAATACATGGGCCCTTTTAGTGGGCCTCTTGCTAGTCATGTGGTTAGCATTCCACCAGAGCCTTTGCGTGAGTTTCTTTCTGGTTTCACTTTGATTCCTGGTCCATTCAAGGTGGAAGATAAAGACCCTGAAATTGAAAAGACTGTTTTGGCTTTTAACGGTCAGATATGGGAGCAGTGTTATTTCGACGGTGAAGAATTCCTTCTTGATGGAGATCTTCAGCTAGTATTCGAAAATGTTACCCACTGGATGCCAATGCCAGATCCAGTTAAATAGGTGGTTTTATGGCATCAAAAGAGCATGATGATCTTTGCATGAAGGCTGCAAAGTTTTTAAAGAACAACGGGTTCAGTGTTGTTTTTGATGATCGATATCAGGCATCAACAGGAACCGGTGAGCAGCCTGACGCTATCGGCTTTAGAAATGGCGTTAGTTGCTTAGTCGAGTGCAAGGTTTCAAGATCTGATTTTCTTGCCGATAAGAAAAAGCACTTTCGATTGAATCCAGAATCAGGCATGGGTGACTGGCGATTTTTCCTTTGTCCTAAAGATATGATTCATCCTGATGAGATTCCAGAAGGATGGGGTTTGTTGTACGACACTGGAAAGCAGATCAGGAAAGTAAAGGGGTTTCCTCCAAATACTCAGTGGTTTAAAAAGCCATTTCAAGCTAACAAACAGGCTGAGTGTGACTTTATGTATGGAGCTCTGAGACGCTTGCAAATCAGAGGTCATTTTGACGAAATATACGAGAAGCTTGATTAGAAAGATGCGCCTTCGGGCGCTTTTTTATTGGAGGTAATTATGAACAAACGAATTTTAGCCCTTGGTCGCATGAAGCAAGGCAAGATGAACAAAACAGAGTTGGATTACGAGCAGCAGTTAAAGTGGCGGCAGCGCGCTGGTGAGATTGCTTGGTATAAGTTGGAGGGGATTAAGCTTAGGCTGGCTGACAATACGTTTTACACGCCTGATTTCTTCGTGATGCTGACTGATGGCACGTTAGAAGTTCATGAGGTGAAAGGCCATTGGACAGATGACGCGCGAGTTAAGATCAAAGTTGCCGCCGATCTCTACCCGTTCCGGTTCATCGCAGTCAAAAAGCAAGGTGCAAGATTTACTATCGAAGAGTTTTAGATGATAAAAAATATTGCATTAGTTTATTGTCGTGCTAATATTTACAGCAAGAAAAACAAACAAGAGGCTATTCGATGGCAAAAAAAGAGTTAATCACTGGTAATGATCTTTCGCTCATGATGGAGCGATTAGGGATCGGCATTAATGGACTGGCTTGGTACTGGGGCATTGATCGAAACACCATTGGCAATTATAAGCGGCTTGGCAAAAAGCCACTGCCAAAGCAAAAGCAGTTCAAGATCTTAATCCGCGATCTTGAATCCAATGTCGAGCAGGTTAAGGCCGAGTTCGAAGAAACCAAGCAGCAATAAAAATGGAGAGCAATCCTATGAAAATCTGTGTTCCTTATAAATTTTGGGAAGCGGCGCTTGTTTGCGCTGCTGTTGATGATGTTCGTTTTTTTCTAAACGGCATTCATCTCAATAAAAATCGAATTGAGTCCACAAATGGACATGTTGCTTACATTGCTGAGTTTGGTAAGCATGAGATTGACGGCAACAATAGCATAAATGGTCAGGTTGGGTTTTGTAAGTTTGAAGAATATAACGGAGAGTGGCCAGATGTAATTGTTGGTCATTTTGGCCCAAAACCATCTAGTTCAGTTGCAAAAAAAACCATTTGGCTTTTGATTGAGTCTGATGGCGATAAAGATTTACTTGTCAAGTACGTAGATTCGAGTTGTCAGGTGATCCACATTCAAAAAGCTGCTGTTATTGATGGCGCATATCCAGATTTTTATGATCGGGTTATCCCAAAAGGAGATCCTTCTAAAAATAAGTTGGATGTCGCTTTTAATGCGGAGTATTTAGCCATGCCAGCAAAGATTTTGCAGAGAGAGGGAGTTAAATTTTCCGGTCAATGCATCTTAACGACTTATGGCGATCGACTTGCAGCAACTATCGAGATTAAGCGCGTTTGTCGAGAATGCACAAAGAACTGCTTATTGTTATGCCAATGAAGCTCATGGAGTGATTAAAAATGAAAGTAGTTCCAATGATTTTTAATACCGACATGGTTAAAGCATTAATGGCTGGGGATAAGGTGGTAACTCGCCGCCCTGTGTCGCCTCAACCGGAACCTAGTGACTATGGTTACGATTGGTGGCCAAGTAAGAAGTTTGGCAGCATGGTTCAGGTTAGTGGATTCGAAAAAATTGACTGTGATTACAAACGCGACTTAGTTGAAGAAATGGCTCGTGATGCATGCCCAATTGCAAACATTGGCGACCTGATTTACGTGCGAGAGACGTTTCGCCTGTTCAATCATTCAGACGAATGCGGATGTTCGGATTATTGCTCTTGCCCACCATCAGGAACACCCGTTTATTTCGCTACTTGCGGTGGTGATTCAGAAAGCAAATGGAAGCCATCCATCCACATGCCTCGCGTTGCAAGCCGACTAACTTTAAAAGTCACTGATGTGCGCATCGAGCGAGTGCAGGACATTGCCGAAGAACAGTGCTGTAAAGAAGGCATTGAACACACCGATGGTCAGTTCGACATTTACCAGCTTTCAGAAATGGCGAAAACATTTGACGGAACGTTTGAAGATGCAAAGGCTTCATTCGCCTGCCTGTGGGATTCGATTTACCAGAACTGGAAAGAAAACCCATACGTTTGGGTAATCGAATTCGAAGTGATTAACCAGAACGTTGATAAGTATATTCAACAGCTAAAAAGCTAAGGAATTAAAATGGATTTATTTGCACCGCGAAGTGAAAAAGAGCTTCAGGCTTGGGATTCTGCAAAGATCCTTGGTAATCATCAGCAGATCAATCAAGACTCTGGTAACTTTGAGTGGTACACGCCTCCTTATATCACGAATGCGGTTGCTAAGCTGCTTGGTGGTATTGAACTTGATCCGGCTAGTAATGAGCTGGCTAATAAGTTTGTTGGCGCTCAGCGATACTTTACCAAAGAGCAAAACTCGCTTGAGCTCGACTGGAAGGCGGAAACCCTTTGGTTAAACCATCCTTTCAGCAAGGGTGAGAAGGCTTGCAAGAAGTACAAGTCGGAAGCACGCAAGGATGAGTATTGCTGTGGTAAAGACGCGTGCAAAAAGCGCGGTTACCACATCGATCATGATGTACCGGGCAATAAAGACTGGATTGAAAAGCTGATTGGCGAGTTTGAAAAAGGTCACTTTAAGCGTGGTTGCAATATCACGTTTGCAAACACGTCAGAGGGTTGGTTCAAGCCGCTTTATGATTTCCCTCAAATATTCCTTTATGATCGCGTCAACTTCATTGATGTTAATGGGAATGTTATCAGAGGAGCGCCAAAGGGTTGCGTAATCACCTGCTTTGGACTTGAGCCAGCGCAGATCGAAAAAGTGTTTAAAAAATACGGGAAGGTTAAGTAATGGCAAGCAGAGGTGTAAACAAGGTGATCTTAATTGGTCACCTTGGTCAAGATCCAGAGGTGCGCTATCTACCAAGCGGCGGCGCAGTGGCAAACATCACAATAGCAACGTCTGAGGTTTGGCGGGATAAGCAAACCGGACAGCCAAAAGAGAAAACAGAGTGGCACCGAGTTACTTTGTTTGGGAAGCTGGCTGAAGTTGCTGGCGAATACCTTCGAAAAGGATCTCATGTTTATATTGAAGGCCAGCTTGAAACTAAGAAGTGGCGGGATCAAAGCGGTCAGGACCGATACACAATAGGCATTGTGGTTCAGGGTTACAATGGTGTAATGCAAATGCTTGGTAGCAAACCACAAGGACAGGCGCAAAGCGGATGGGGCCAACCTCAGCGGCCGCAATACCAAGCGCCATCAAGTAAGCCGCAATCTCACATAAATCAACCTCAAAGTCACGGCGGAAATGGTTATAACGAACCGCCGATGGACTTTGATGATGACTAGCCTATTGGCATTCCTTTTTAAAATGCGGAAACGGCATTGGCTAATTGTGCCTGTCAAAGTAAATTAGCAAGGGCATGTGTAATACATTCCTTTTTTAACTATAATCCATCAAAACAGCGAGGGATTTAATGGCAAGGTGGAAAAGAAAAGCGGCAAGTTTTACACACCTGATGGCGATCATGTTTGGTTGCCGTTCAATGAGTGCAGCATTGTTAAGCTTGATAGTCAAAAACTTTCTGTTGTGCAACCTGAGTGACTTGCTATAATCACTTTGTAGGGTTGCTCTCCTACCGCCCGACCTCAAGGCCTTCACTCTCTGTTTGAACCTTGCTGGTCGGGCAACTCCATTAATGCATCCATTAGATTTCACTTTACCAGCCAATAGGCTGGTATTTTTTTGCCTGTCAATGACAAAAAATATTGCATTTGGTTTTCATGATGCTATTATTTACAGCATCAAAAGCAATAGAGGAAACTCAAATGTCAGATAAATTAAAAAACTTTGTCGTAAATTACACCCTTTCAAATGGCGTCATTGGTGATTACGAAGCTGTATCACCAAGCTCAACTTTAGCCGCTTTGGATTTCTGCCAGTTCGCTTATGAAAACAAAATGGCCGTTTCTTCAATCAGCATTGATGAGGCCGAAGAAGATGGCGAGTAGTCAGCAAAAAGGCTTATTCGGTCTTGGTTTTGTTTTTGCCTGCATGCTTTTTGTGGGCGGCATGGATTCAGATGATCAGGCAGTGGCAATGGGCGATTACTGCCAGATGGTTGATCAGTGGGATAAAGAAAAACAAGCTGGCGTTCCAGAGATGGACCGCGCCGGACACCCTAACTACAAAGATATTAACTGCAACTGAGGTCTAAAATGGAATACAGCGTTGAGCAAGTAATGGAAAAGGCAAAACTCACTGAAAACAAAGCAATCGACTTTATGAACGAGGTTCGAAACAACACGATTGCAAACGGCGGAAAGTGCGTCCGAGTCATTAAAGGCGGCAAGCTTGATACGGTTATCACTGGTCGCGTACCAAAATCAAAGTATCGGATCAGACCATGAAGCACTCGATTGATGATATTGCGCTGGCCATGGCGTTAATCAATGAAGGGCTATCGATATTGGTCATTGCGCAAAAGCTTGAAACCGATCCGGTTCTTTTGATGCGAGAGATCTGCAAAGCTGAGCAGCTTGGTTTCTCGGCGTGGCATTAATTTTCACTGGCGGCACTTGCCGCCTTTGGTGTTTTTATGATCTACCATTACCCGAAATTCTACTATTCAGGCAACAGGTACGAAAAAGCGACATTCACTGGATAAAAGGAAAGCTTGAGCGCCTGAACGATCACAATCAAAAAGTTGTCAGCGATCAGTATGCGGATATTTATTTGCTAAAAGGCCGCAAGGATGCCAACGAGTTTTTGCACTCGTTTGTTGAGGAATACGGCGTTAAGGCCTCAGAGCTGGCAAGCATAAGATCGGAGTTTCAACAAAGTGAGCATTTGATCTTTGCAAAGATAGAGCAACTCAAGTCGCTTCAGGAGAAAGCCAGACCAACAATATTGAGCATGACAGAGCGATAGAAACAAACCCGGCATTGACCGGGTATTTTTTTATCTGCAGTTTTTGCTCAGTTTGCAATTTTTTATCCAAGACCAAGACAATGCCGAGATCGTTTGCTGCTGGCAATCTAGGATGCGCCTTTATGTTGCAAGGCTTTAGGGCATGGTTAACAAATTCATACTATAAGAGGATGACGATTTTTTGGCACTATTTTTGCTTAAAATCACATTTTTGATGTGTTTTTTAGCATGGAGTGATAAAAAATATTGCATTCGGCGATAAACTAAGCTAAATTTCACAGCATAAACACATAAAAAGTGTTAACAAAAAAATAGTTAACACTTGGTGTTAACAATTGGTAAATTATTGAAATAAAACGGAGAGCAGCAAAATGGTAGATAAATTGGTTAACGCTTCTGTAGAGGTGATGGGTCCAAAGATGTTTTTGTCAGATCAGGAGCTTCAATCTGCAATTGATAGTGCGGTTGTCGCTTTAAAGTTCAGCGAGCAGCATGCGGAAACTAAGAAGCTTTTGCTCCACTATCTTGCTGAGCTTTTGGCTTGTCAGAGAGTTCGCTCTCGAAACACAAAGCACAATCACCGCCAGCGTTGCACGTCATACACGCCAGACAGTCCGGAGGTTAAGATCATGACCAAGCAATTCTGGCAGCGCGCTGTGCAAAAGGGTAAGGCTAATTACTATTGCATTTGTGATAGTTGCGGTGATTCTTACCAACTTGGCAAAGAGGGCGACAAATGCAAAGAGTGCAAGGCTGGTAAGCTTTACCCGCAAGACGTCGAGCCGTGGGGAGATGAGTGATGGGTGATGAAAATAATCATGAGCCCATCCAGCTAAAGGACTATACAAGACACGGCTGTGGAACTCGTAGCTTTAATGCGTTAAAAGATCAGGCAAACTTAGCTTTGGATTTGCAATCTCTACTTTGGGATGCTTACAACGTCTTAGACCATGGCACTCAGGAAGATCGGCTGTTAATGCTTGAGGATTTAAAGCAGCACTTTAAGAAGGTGTTGCCAGTTCCGCCGAAAGGACCGGGGCCGCGACTTATTAAATTTTTCTAGTAAGCACCTTAGTTGCGTAGAGATACGCTTAACCAACTGGTTTTGCCGTGAGGCTTTGTGATCGAGTGTTCGTTTGCCCATATCGTTTGATATGGGCTTTATTTCTGCGTTAACCACGCCAGCTACGCGCCTAAGTGGTTATCTCAAGCAATCCATACCTTTATAATCAAATTAGATCACCCCCCCCTTTGGGTCCTCCCAGCTATGGCATTAAGAGCGGGTGCTCGCGA